GTAGCCGGAGCGGATGAGCCAGATCGAGCGCCCGCGGGTCTCCAGGCAGAACGCGTAACGCCCGGCCGGCATGCTGGAGGCGGGCACGATCTTCCAGACCGCTTCGGCGAGGTTGAGGCCCTCGGCGGGCTCCTGCATCCGCCCCTCATGCGTCCAGTGCTGACGCCAGAACTCCATGCCGACCATGTGGCGGGTGGCCCAGTTCAGGTCCCACACGGCCGGTTCGCGGATGTGGAGCGGGTGTACGTAGATGTCCGCCTGGCCGCCCGGGTGGTCTTCCACGTGGAGTACCTGACCCCGGGGGACGCGGCCATCGAAGTCGATGTGGTACACCGCGGATGGCGTCAGCTCGTCTCGCACGTGGCCTCCTGTCACTCCGGTAGGCGTCGCGCAGCAGCGGCGGACAGGCATGCGTCGCCGTTCGGCTCCGCTCCGCAGACGGGCGCCCATCATGCACCGGCCGGTGACTATCAGCCAATACTCCTTGGACGTCCTGTAATCGCCGTATGTGAACTGTCCACGCTGGTAGGGCCGTTGACTTGAAAAAAAGTCAGGAGTCGCGGACCGGTCGGTTCGCCTCCATGTGGGCCCACACCTTCGCCTGGTCCTCCGGGCTCAACTCCTCCCAGCCGCGGATGAAGGCGCGTACCTGCCCGTCGTCGGTGTGGAGGGTGTCGATGCCGAAGAACTGTTGACTCGCGGCAATCTTCACCTCGTTCTCCGGCAGCTGGAGCGCGACGGCGAGGGCGCGGAGCCTTGCGGGGTTCGGCGGCATGATGCGCCGGCCCTTGAGGAGGTTGTCCAGGGTGCCGCGTTTCCAGAGCGGTGCCGCGCCCTCGCCCGGTGGGGTGGTGAGTTCCTCGAGTCAGCGCAGGCTGAGACCGAGTGCGGTCATGCGGGTGCGGACGAGGTCGGAGTGTTCGGTGCGCTGCCGCGGCTGGTCTGCCGCCATGACTGTCGTCCCCTCGTCCTCGTCGTGGGTGCTCATACCCGGTGGTACGTCTCGGTGATCGTTGTTGCTCATTGTGCAATGCCCGGGCGTGCTCGCCTCAGTGTCCATGTTTCTGGACAGGCGGCAATAGCCGGGTGGTCTTTTCGGGGTGGGGGAGGGAGGTTGTCCAAAATCATGGACATGGGGGCCGTGGGGTGGCAGATTCGGGAGTGTCCATACCTTTGGACGCGGACGAGTGAGGGCGGGTTCTGCTCGGGTACTCGGTCTGCGGCCGCCCTGCCCCACGGGGCCACGGTCTCGGAGGACGTGGCGCGTGCACTCCTGTAGTGGGGGGTCGCCGGGCGGGGAGCCGGCCCGTAGAAATACTCGACGGTAACTCTCGCATTGGAGATCGTCGTGGATGGTCGGGCTTTTACCTATAACCGGCCGGGCGCCCCGGAAAAACCTGAACGGCGGTGCGTATGTGTATCCGGCACCTATAGAGAAGGTCACGGTTCCCTAATCGCCGCTTGGCCGTCCGCAAATGATCATCGCGGGTGACGCATATGCCCGGAACGCGGGATTCCGGTGACTCTGCGACGTTCGGTCAAACGCGGAGAGTTAGCGTCGAGATGCCCCTCCCGTCACCCTTGGCCAAAGCTGCCACGGGTTACCGCAGGTAGCAGTATCAGTGGTGCGTCTGCGTAGTCACCACGACGGCGACCGACGCGGTCCAGTCACGACCGCGCCGAGACCGGGCGGCTATTTCCCTGCAAATCTCGCAGGCAAATGAGATCGGAAAGTAGTCCATGATGTGTGTCGTTCACGGTTCAACTCGGGGGGCATGGAAGTGATACAGGGGGCGTTGAAGGAGGCGTTGCAGCACCTCCTCCAGAATCGCCGGGCGGAACTCGACCCGGCTGACTTCGGCATCACCCGCGGCGCCCGACAGGGGCGACGCGCAGCCGGCGGGGGTCTCTCCCAGACGCAGGTCGACGACCTCCTCGGCTTCGGCCGGGGCACGTACGAGCGCCTCGAAAACGGCCGCTACCGGGAGGCTCCCGAGCACGTCCTCAAGGCGGTGGGGGAGCTGTTCGACCTCAACGCACACGAGTGGGTATGGCTGTGGCGCATGACCTGGCGCCGCGACCCCCCGTACCCGCTCCGCCCGGAGACCGAGGAGGTCATCCCCGCCTCATGGCACCGGGTCCTCGACGGCCAGCCCCACCCGGCCTACCTCACCAACCACCGCTGGGAGGTCGTCGCCTACAACCAGCACTTCCCGCGCATCTTCCCCGACCGTCGTGTCCCCCCGAACACGATGGAGTGGATGCTGCTGTCGCCCGACGCCCGCTGGGTTCTCGGCGACTGGAAAAACGCCTGGGCGCCGTTCATCGCACCCCACGTCTGGGCCGCCCGGGCCGCGCACCCGAAGGACGAGTACCTCGCCGACTTCGAGCGGCGCATCCTCGCCGACGAGGAGGCCGGCCCGATCTACCAGGACTTCGGGCCGATCTTCGTTCACCCCGACGGGGCGTGCCGCCCCTTCAACCACCCCGAACTCGGGCCCGGCTGGATCACCCTCCACACGTCGGTCCCCAGGTCGTCATCCAGCTTCACCACCATGCTCATGATCTTCGATCCGGGCCCGGAGCGTCCCCAAGTCCTCCCACCGCTCCACGCCCGCTACGGCGGCTGACACCCGCCCCATGACCGGGGTGGCGGGCAACACGCCCCCGATGCCCGCCACCCCGTCACCGCACCACCGTTCACCCATCCCGGAGGCACCCATGCCCGCACACATCAGACGGCCCGTCATACGGCTCGCTGAACATCCCGTCACCACCGACGCCCTCCTCACGCACGTCCGCGACACGCACTCCGCCGACCACCCCCGCATGCCGCTGTGGGAGCGCCTCATCCGCAACACCGGCGTCCGGGAGCGGCGTTGGGCCCGGCCGCTCCCGGAGGCGACCGTGCGTACCGGTGTCGCCCACCGCGCCAAGACGGCGTTCGGCGATGCTCTCGACCTCGCCGAAACCGCCGCCCGCGAGGCCCTCGACGTCGCCGGACTCGACCCCGGCGACGTCGACGCCCTCGTCACCAGCCACACCACCAGCTGGACCGTGCCCGGCATCGACGTCCACCTCGTCGAACGCCTCGGCCTCCGCCCCACCCTGGCCCGCATGCCACTGTCCACCCTCGCCTGCGCCGGCGGCGCCACCGCCCTCATCCGCGCCCTCGACTACACCCGAGCCTGGCCCGGCGCCCGCGTCCTCGTCGTCGTCGCCGAAACCCTCTCGACCATCTACCACGACACGGAGACCACCCCGGAGTCGATGATCTACCGGGGCCTCTTCGGGGACAGTGCCGGAGCGTGCATCGTCACCGGCATCCACCCCGGCCACCCGGCCCCTGACGGCGGCGGGTTCCTCGTCGAACGCCCCTACGAACTGACGATGCCGGGCACCCGCGACCGCTACTGGGGCGCCATCGACGGCGACGGCGTGCTTAGCGTGACGACGACGCGGCCGCTCACCGCCCGCGCGGCCGCCGACGCCATCCCGTACATCGCCGACTGGCTCGGCGATCGCCCCGTCGAGTGGACGGTCGCGCACCCCGGCGGGCCCCGCATCATCGACGACTTCGTCAACGGCCTCGGCCTCGACGCGGAGAAGGACGGCCGGCACTCCCACGCCTCCCTCGCCGAGAACGGCAACCTCGGCGGCGTCGCCGTCCTCGACGTCCTCCGCCGCACCCACGACGACCCACCCGCACCCGGCGCCTCCGGTGTGCTCGCCGGGTTCGGCCCGGGCTTCAACGTCGCCGCCCTACACGGCTCCTGGACCTGACACTCACCAATCGCGCGACCCCCACCGCGCCCGGCCAAGCGAGGAACCCCCTACCGATGACTCCCGATGCAGCACGTCCCCGCTCCGTCCGTGGTGGTACCGCCCGCCTCACGCTCGTCCCCAGCCCGGGGGAGGACACAGACACCAAGACGACGGACACCCAGCCGCCGGTCACGGACGCCGTCCGGCACCGCAGACTCAGCGTCGCCGGCAGCGCGACCGTCCGCGCCCTCATCGCCCTCGGCGCCCTCTCCGGCGCCGTCGGTATCCCGGTGAGCCGGGCGGACGCCGTCTACAAGTCGCACGAGGAACCGGACCGCGTCGAGGCCGACCCCGGCAGCGCCTCCCTCGTCGACACCGCCACGCCCGCCCGTGCGGCCGCCCACACGGTGACGGCGAGCGCAGGCTCATGGGCCCCGGCCCACACCACCACGGTCGCCTACCGGACGACGCCGAAGGTCACCGCCGGCACGGGCCGTCACCGCAAGGCCCACTCATCCGGTGACCACAAGCCGGTGAGGGTCGGGAGCGGCCGCCACCGCCGGCCCGGACCGCCGACCGTGACCGCGCACCGGCCCGTGACCGCTGCCGTGGCGTCCCTCAAGGTCACCCTGTCCGGTCCCGGCGTACGCCTCGCCGCGAGCGCCCACCTGTGACGATTTGACTTCGTGGGCAAAATGAGCCCACTATTTGATCAGCTGGAACATCTGCCACCAAGGGCCGCCCATAGAGGCGGCCTTCGGCGTTTCTGGGGAGGCCCCACGCGATGTCCTATCGCCCCGTTCTGATGGCCCCCTCCGACATCGCCCACCTCATCGGCCGCCCCGTCGGCACCGTGAAGCGCTGGGCGAGCGAGGGACGGATCACCTCCCACGACGGCCGGTACGACTACCTCGAACTACGCGACGTCGCGACCGGCGCCCTCAAGCGGCCGCCGAAGAAGGCGCTCGTTCCCGCGGCCTGACCCGCCGCCACATAGACCGGCCCCGCGCGGATCAATGGATTCCGGCGGGGCCGTTTGACGTCGGCCGCCACGCATTGAGGGGTGCGCGGCGGCCGACACCCTCACCCCTCACCCCCCTCCGGAGTCCCCATGCAGACGCTGCCCCCCGGCTACCGCCCGCGCGCACCCCGCTCCGAGCGGCGTGCCGTGTCCCGACGCACCGCCCGTGACCAGACCCGGGCCATGCACACGTTCCTCGGCACCACGCCCCGGTACGAGCCCGCCCGGGACACCTCCTGCGCGGTCCATTACCGCCGGAACCCCTGCAAGCGCTGCGCGTAGAGCGCCCCCGCCGCCCCACAGAAACCCGACACCCACCCCGCCACGGAAGGCGCTCACCATGTCTGTCCTCGACGAACTCCACGACATCATCACCGACCTCGAGGGCGAGGGTCACCAACTCGCCGGCCGGTTCCGCGACTTCTACGACCGCGTCAAGCACGAGGTCGGTGACCTCCTCGACGGCGGCAAGAGCGAACTCGAACAGTTCCTGGGCGGCCTCGTCAGCACCCTCCGCCCCGAGCTGGACAAGCTCAAGGCGGACATCGTCGCCGAGGTCGTCGCCGAACTCGGCAAGGTGACCGGCGCCGTACAGGACGTCGTCCACGAGGTCCAGGTCGTCGTCGGCGGCAAGGCCGTCAGCGAGAGCACCGTCGCCGAGGTCGCGGGCCGGGTCGCCGAGCAGGCCGGCCGCGACGGCCGCGCCGCCCGCCGCTGACGAA